GTAGCTAAAGCAAGTAAAGCAGAAAGGAATATGGGGTGTGAGGGGTTGGAGGAAAAGCAAGTTAATGATGGTAGAAAAGACCAAACATCAATAAATTGTCCACAGCAAAGAGGTATAACTTATAGAAAGAATTCTCACCCAACAGTAAAACCCCTCAAACTAATGGAATACCTTTGCCTATTGACAAAAACTCCAACAGGAGGAATAGTATTAGACCCATTTGCTGGAAGTGGAACTACAGGAATGGCTTGTAAACTAACCAAGAGAGATTTCATCGGCATAGAAAAAGAAAAAGAATACTGCAAGATAGCCCGAGCAAGAATAAAAGCTACTCAAGAACCTTTGTTATGAAGAAAGAAAAGTTATCCCCTTGACAATACTTCTTGATAGATTATAATAAAAGTAATTAGCTTACCCTAACCACGGACGAGAAAAGAAATCTCTAATCCACGGCGGGTAAATCTGAAGTTCCAAAATTGGTTATTGGTTTTGGGGTTTGAGGTTTGCCCGTCTTTTTTTATGGCAGAGAAAAATAATAAGGAGGAACCAGTAAAAACTGATGAAAAACTGGATGATGGAAAGTTTAAAGAAGGATATGACTCTCGTAGAAATTTAAAAGGCAGAGGCAAAGGAACTCGTGATTTCATAACTGATTTTGAGGAAGCAGTAAAAGTGATAGCAAAACAAACTAGCAAAACAAAATCAGAGATTAGAACCACTTTTTTGATAGTGGGGTTGAATGAGGCAAGAAGTGGCAACTTTAATTTTTGGAATGCCATAACAGAAAGAATTTATGGCAAGGTAAGTTTGCCGATTGACTTTACTGATGAGACGGAAACAACGGAAAATAAATTAGCCGAGTTATTGAAAAATGCAGAACCAAAAACAAGGAAAAAATTTATCAGACTGTTTAGCGAGTTGCACAGAGGGAGAAATGAGAGAGGCGATTTACCAGACGGACCTGCCGACGATGATAAGAGAGCAGATATACCAGAAAAGGAAAAAAATGGCGGGGTGGAAAACAGGGGATCTTCATCAAGAGTGGAATGAGTTTTTGTTGAAATATAATGGGTTGAACATAAAAGCTCCTAGATACCACTTAAAAACATTCTTCTTTTTCGAGGTGAAGGCATTGCAATTATGTAGGTTTAATCCGGGGACTGAAATTAGATATTTTACAAGTGGTGACAGTATGGCGATTGAGAAGCTGGATCACATAAAAGACTTTGCGAAACTGCCATATTTTCGGAAGATGTTGGAAGGTGCGGATATTAGTAATAAGACCGAAATAAAGTTCAGGAACGGAAGTAGGATTTTTGTGCAGGGATTTTGGGGAAAGATAAGGGGAGGACATCCAGACTACTTGATTTTAGACGATATCATAGACAGCCAAGTGATTTACTCTGATGAGCAAAACAAAAAAGCCAAAGAGAGGGTGGCGACAGAAATACTGCCTATGACGGGACCAGATACCCAGATTGTGATTATAGGAACTATACAGAGAGAGGACGATATTTACTCGGTGGATTTTTCAAAATATGCGGGAGGCAACTGGATTTCCAAAAGTTATGACGCAATTATAGACGAGGAAAAGAAACTGACTTTATGGCCCGAGAAATGGGGTTGGCAAGCATTGATGAATAAAAAGGAGGAAATAACCGAATTGGCTGGCGAGAAATGGTTCCTCAAGGAATATAGGAATATGACGATCAATCTCTTGGGGGAGATAATAAAACCCGAGTGGAAGAAAACTTATAAAAAACTGCCTGAAGGATTAAGTGTTTATACCGGCTGGGATTTGGCGGTAGGGAAAGATCCAGACAAGGGCGATTATGCTGCCAAGATAACATTTGCTATCAACGACGAGAGGGACAAGATTTATATAATTTCGGCTTATAGGGAAAGACTTGATTTCGGAAAAAGAATAAGGAAAATGATAGAGGCGGGAAATTTGGAAAAACCTGTGAGAATAGCAGTAGAGGACAATACTTTTCAGGCTGACTCGGTTCAGATAGCGAAAAGAAAGTCAAACTTAAATATAGAAGGAATCACGACGACGAAAAATAAAATAGAGAAATTTAATCAAGTTCTGGTCCCACTCTTTGAGAATGGTAGAGTATATTTTAAAGAAGGTGATGAAACACAAGAGTTATTTTGGAGAGAATTATGCTCTCTGCCTCGAGGGAAATATGATGATATGGCAGATGCTTTCTGTGTGGGATTGGATGAATTATTGAATCAGGTTGTCCCTGGATTAGAGTGGATTTAAAAATTTGTTTCTTGGGTTCTGGGTAGCCAAGTACTTCTGATGAGGACGTCTTAGTTAGGAGTCAGACCTATCCAGAGCCTAGGAAATGAAAATGAAAGTAAAAATATATAAAACCATAAAACAAACAGCAGGCGGTTTTCATAGCTGGTGTAAGGGCAATGTTGGGGTAAATAGAAAACCCAACAGTAGTATTGAGTGTGAAGTTCCAATTATATTTAAAGAGGAACTCATTAAACAAAAAGAGAAAGAATTTGTCATTGCTCAAGAATTGGGCGTGCCATTACAACAGAAGTGGTATCTAAAGGCTTGGATATGGATTAAAAGTTTATTCATAAAATGAACCCAAAATTAGAATTAATATTACAAATAATTAAAATAGTATTACTGACAATATTAACAGGAATAGCACTTACCTATGTTTTCTATATTATTTAAACACTAAGACAATGAAGTGAAAAAACCAATATTTGACAGAGTAAGAGATTATATAGGATTTAAAGCCAAATCTTATTGGACTACTGGTTTTAGATCCTTTTCTTTTAGCGAAAATACTTATCAGCCAACCAATAGGGATTATCTGGATTCTTACAGTAGTTGTCATTTGGTTTATACCTGTGCCAAAAAGATAGGCGAAAAGGTGGCGAATGTAAAGAGAAAGCTATACCAGATTAAGGGTAGCTATGGAAAAGAGGTTATTAAGGAGTTAAAAGACCATCCGGTGCTTGATCTCTTAGCCAGGCCCAATAAGTTTATGACGGGATTTGAGCTTTTCAAGGGGATCTCTATTGACTTAGACTTGCTTGGAAACTCCTATATTTTAAAGGCAAAGAGCAAGGGAGGAAAAACTTTAGAGCTGTGGCCGTTAAGGCCGGACTGGGTAAAGATACTTCCGAATGACGAGGAGGTGATTGGCGGATATGAATACAGAGTTCCCGGAGGAACAGCCCAGGAATACAAGTTTGATGAGGTTATCCATATTAAGGAGGCCAATCCCAAGAGCGCTTTTTACGGAGTTCCTACGGTCAAGCCAGCTCTTGAGGTGATTAAGAGTCTGGTCTATGCCATAAGGTGGAATATGAACTTCTTTTATAACTCAGCTAGGCCTGACTTTATTATATTTACCAAGTTCAAAATGAAGAAGGATGATAAAGATGAGTTAAAGAGAATGTGGCAATCGGAGTTCGGAGGGCTTGAGAAGTCGCATAGGTTCGGCATCCTTCACGGGGAGGATACGAAGATGGAGAAGTTGACCCAGACCATAAGAGATATGGAGTTTGGCAAGCTAACAGAAACAGCGACTAATCAGATACTAGCGGCATTTGGAGTTCCAAAGTCAATTATAGGAATGATGGGAATGAATAGAGCTGAGGCTGAAGCCCAGATTTACACCTTCTTAAGTGAAACTGTTGAACCGAGATACCAGATGATAAATGAGAAGCTGAATGAGTTTCTGGTTTCAGAGTTTGGTGATAACTTATATCTTGATTATGTTGATCCCACTCCTGAGAACAGGGAAGCAATAACTAAAGAGTATGAAATGGCTTTAAAGAATAACTGGATGGTTATCAATGAAGTTAGGGATAAAGAGGGGCTTCCACCTTTGGATGGGGGCTGGGACTTCTATCTACCAGTAGCTTTAATGCCGGCAGGAGGAGTTCCTGAGGGCGATAGGAATAAGATGTTTAGGATTAAGGGGATAAATTCTAAAAGATATTATGAATATAAAGAGCAAAAAGAGAATGAGGTACTCAGAAAACGGGTGATGACTGGCAAGAGAAAGCTCA